TTCCAGAAGGATGAGGCCCTGGTGGTCATGCTCCGTGCTCTCCTGGAAGAGGGGCTGGGCAACACGGAGTGGATGCGCAAGGCTAGGCTAACATCTCAGGGTGCCTTCGACCGCCGTCGCAAGTGGTTGATCAGGCACGGATACGTTGAGCAGTTGGAGGAAAGAGGCCCCTACAGTCTCACGGACTCGGGTGTGCTGATCACAGAATGGGGAGGTTTGGAGGACCTATGATAGTGCTGTGCCAAGGCGGACCACTGGACAACCAGATGTTCACGGTGCCGCTGGAGCTTGTGCATTACTTCGATGTTCCGGGAGAGGAGGCCAGGGCCATGTACGTCTTGGCCTCGGACCCAGCGGACTACTTCCATGTGAAGGTTGGGTTGGTTGAATTCTCGGGATGGGAATACAGAGACAACGAAAGGGGTTCTAGTGAGCAACAGACCACACAAGCGACCCACGAGGAGTAATGTGAGCAACAAAGAGGCTATGTTGAGATCGCTCTACGAAGAGCAGACCTTGACCCTCGTCAATCTACGGCAGGCCGTGGCCAGATACCACGAACTCCTGCTCATGGTGCTGGCGGCTAACGGAGGTTCCATTGCCGTCTCCACCAACTTCGACACAGAGAACGAAAACCTGACAATCGATTTCGAGTTCGATGATGACGGGACGGTGGTCCTGTCATCCCCAGCATTCAGAAAGGATGAAGATGCTAGTGGAGATTCACCAGACGATCCCGAAGATTCCGAAGAGTGACCAGCTGCCTATCATGGAGGCGGGGATCGAACAGTTCCCCCTCCTGGACTTCAACGAAGAGACAGACGAGAGACTGATCAACGGTCAGGCCAAGTACGCGAACTCCTGGTGTGAGGTCAACCTGAAAGCTGACCTCATGGACGAGCTGTTCGACTGTATGAACTACCCGCGCATGATGCTGTGCAGGCTCTCGAAGCTCCATGAGCTTGGGCTTGTGGACCAAGCCGAGGTGGACAGGGTTACCGTATTCGTAGCGGAGCTAGTGGCTCGTATCCAGGCCCTTACCTCTCTGGTCATCGACAACATCCCTCCATTCGAGGGGATGACCAACGAGGAATTCATCATCGAAGTGAGCGAGGAGTGATGCTGAAGGTATCAATCACCAGCGACTTCCCCACGGAGCACATCACTGATGTCATCGAGCAGCTGAAGGGACCAGGCACCTACTACATCGTGCCGGAGGAGGAATGGGAAGGGACGCTTGCCCTTGCGACGACCTACCTCCAACTAGTTGAGGCTGACGGTTACATCAAGCGGACCCCACGCATCATCGAGGAGGCAGAGGATGAAGAAACCTAAAATGGTACTTGACGACCTAGAAGAGGGAGTTGTCTACAAGACAAAAGTGAAGGGGATGCGGGGCTGGCAATATGTAAAGCTACGAAGATTCAAAAAGCTTCGCCCCAAGTTCTCAGATCAGGAGATGTTCACACTGCATAGTGGTCCTCCGCACTACACTTATAAATACACCTTCTTCATTCCTAACGCGGAGGAACATGACTTCTACGAGGCGAGTAGGCCGACCTGAAGTAAACACAGATGAAGAGCGCCAGAAAGTGCGCGAACAGTTGTGGACGCCTGGGCTAAGACCAGTCCAGGCTGCCACTTCTATTCTTCCCGAGGTTTATCTTCCCAACCCTCCAGGGAAGAAGGGAACCTCCCAGTACAAGGCGTGGGCTATGGAGTGTTTCATAGAGCTTGTGCGCCACGGGTACAACTACACCCAAGCAGCAGAGCGGCTGGGGTACAACTTCAAGTGGTGGTCTACCCTTTCGCAGAGAGAGCCTGGGTGGGCAGCAGAGGTTCGAGAGGCCAGGACGGGGGAACTACAGCAGTGGGAGTATCCCGATCTCACTCGGATGTCCTTCGAAGAGTTCGTTAGGGAGTACATGGGGATCGATTTAGTTGCCCATCAGCATGACATCGCCGCTGCGCTCCAAGATCCTCTAGGGAAGCTGGTGCTTATATTGGGATTCCCGGAGTCAGGGAAATCAACCCTGGTGTCCCTGTGGTACGTTCTCTACAGATTGTCACAGAACCCGGACAACCGCATAGCCGTGGTATCTAAATCCAGTACCAAGGCCCAGGACCTTCTTACCCGCGTTAAAAGATATTTAACGGAAGAGCACCTGTACGAGAATTCTCCCCGCAGTCTTATCGCGGACTTCAACGGGTGGAAAGCTCCGCATGGTGAGATGGAGTGGTCACAGGACCAGATCTTCGTTCGCCACCGCAAGTCCGGTGAGCGAGATCCGTCTGTCCAGGCCCTGGGCATTCAAAAGCAGATTTACGGTTCCCGCCTCGATTATCTGATCCTTGACGATGCCCTCATCTTAGATAACCAAGTATCAGAGGTACAGAGGGATCGCATTGACCAGTGGTTCACCAATGAGGCAAGATCCCGCGCCCAGAAGGGGCAGACCATAGTCAACGGCACCAGGCTCTTCCCTCTTGATCTGTACGGGCAGTGGAAGAAGTCATGGAAAGATCACCGCCTCTTCCGCGGTGTGTACATCCCTGCCATCCAAGAGGAGTACACCGAGAACGAGGAGGTTACCTGGCCGGAGTACTGGACCCTCGATGGGTATGACCTCAAAGAAGAGTACAACGGGGAGGAGATAGTTGTTGGTCACCAGCCAGGAATGCGGGACATCCGGCAGGAGATTGTGGCCCGTGATCCGGCAAGGTGGAGAATGGTGTACCAGCAGGAAGACATCGAAGAGGTGGAGAATGTCTTCCGCCAGGAGCATGTTGACAGGGCATTCGAGCTGGGGGCCCATCGCAGGTTGGGTCAGGTCTTCGACCACGAGATCCTCATCTTGGGCGTGGACCCAGCCACTACCGGGAGAGCAGCATCAGTACTCATCGCCTTCGATCCCAATACCAGGGTGCGGACGGTGGTGGATCTCTTCGTTGGGGAGAGGTTGGGGGCTAATGGAATCCGCAATGAGCTTCTGTACAGGTTCTGGGACAAGTACAAAGAGCATCGTGTGCAGTATTCCGTAGTGGAGACTAACTTCGCTCCCACCCTGCTGGGGGACGAGTCCCTGTTGGAGCGGGCTGAGGCTGCTGGCACATCTCTAGTGGCTCACACCACCACCGCTCGGGGCCACAAGAGGGGATCCAAGTGGGACGAGGAGTTCGGTATCGGAGCCCTTGTGTCCTTGTTCGGCGGCGGCCTCATCGCATTTCCCGGCACCATGCCCGAGGACAGGAGCAAGCTACAACCACTGGTGGATGATATGCTTGTATTCCCCTGGGCAGAGCAACAGGATGCGCTGGTTGCCCTGTGGGTGGCGAACGGAGAAACCTCGTTCGCTAACAGAAGAAAAGTTGATCAGTCACAGATCAGAAGAGTCAGAGGAGTACCACCTGTGGTTTCATCTAGAATGCGCTATGCTTCTGGGTAATGGCCATAGCTAGTACTGTTTCTGAGCCAGGTCCTAAGCCTGTCAACATGTTTGCGTTCGCAACTGGCGATCCGATATCTGGTGGGTTGATGGATCGGCGCGATTGGTTAATCCACAAGCACTCTGAACACAAAGCCCGAGTTAACTCGGTTACCAACATCGTCAATGGCGAGTGGTATGTCGAATGGCCAGACCTATCACGCACCCCAGAAGCCCCTACCGTAGCCAATGTCATCGAGATAGGGGTTGCTCACTGGGCGTCTATCGGGGGGGCTATGCTGCCCTCCATTCGCGTGCCCGTTAACATTGCTGATAATGTCGCGGAAGGACGAAGGGGGGCACGAAAACGAGAGCGCAGGCTGCGAGAGCTGTTCGTCTCGTCCAACACCTCTGAGCTGTCTGCTTTGCTCTGGGGTGACTATGCCGGAACCGGAGCTGCTATTTGCGGGGCTTGGGTCAACTTCGAGGAAAGGGATAAGTCTAAGAGGAACCCATTCCTTGTCAGATATGACCCTAGGTTCACATACCCCCTTAAGAACGACATCGGGGAGATCACTGAGCTTCTAGTTGCTCGCAACATCTCCAAGGGAGAACTAGCAGCCAGCTATCCCGAATACTCCTCCACCTTCGGCAAGAGCCAGGACGAGGATATTGAGGAGTGGTTCTGGTACACGAAGGATCATTTCATCTACGCCCTTGTGGACGTATCCGAAGAGGGCAGGAAGATGAATCGCTCCAAGGTGCTGGTATCAGCGGAGAACACATTGGGCTTTGTCCCAGCGTGGGAGGCTGTTCGCCCAAGCTTCGATGGGCAGCGCCGGGGCATATTCGACCAGAGTCTCCATGTGCTCAGGACCATGCATCGCCTGATGCACATGACGGTGCTCTCCACAGAGGAGCAGGTGTTCCCGCCTGTGTTGGAGTTCAACGTCGCTAACCCAGAAGACTTCGGTCCAGGCGGGATGCTCCACGGTAGGAGCGCAGACTCCCGCATCGAGAGGGTTGGCCCGACCTCCCTTATCGACACAAAGGATTTGATCGCCAGGTTGGCTGAGGAGGCTAAGCAGGGGGCGGTTTGGCCGCAGCAGTTGACTGGTGAGCCAGGGGCCTCGATTGTTTCCGCCAGAGGCATCAAGGCGTCTATGGGCGCTCTCGACGCTCGCCTGGCCTTGGCTCACCGTCAGTTTGAGGTACTGTTCGGGAAGGTTGCCGGGTACCTGCTGGCTATGGATGAGACTTTCTGCAACGGAGAGAAGCAGATCCACGGGGATTGGAGAGACAAGAGGAAAGCAGAGTCATTCTCCCCCGAGAGAGATATCGCTGGTCAATGGTTCGCCAGGGCCACCTATGGCCTGGGAGCGGGGTCTGACCCGCAGAACACTGAGGTTCGCTTGGGTATGCACCTCGCTAATGGGGGCCTGAGCCTGGAGACTTACCGCGATCAGCTGTTCCTGGAAGACCCTGATGCTGAACCGCTGCGGATAGCCAAGGAACAGGCACAACAGGCCCTTCTTGCTGGGATATACGCCCAGGCATCGCAGGGCAATCCCGGCCCCGCGGCCAAATTGTTGGAACTTCTGAGCAGCGAAGAGGTGGACATCGAAGATGTGGTAGCCGAGCTTGTGGAGTTTCTCCAGCCGCCTGAGCCGCCCGCCGGTGCCGGAGGTGGATTGGGCGCCC